TTTGCCAAACGTCCTGCCAATACGCCCGCCTCATTGCCGAATAATAAAGGCACAAGGCAAACGTGATCGGCGACAATGGTTTGTTGCAAAGTGGTAAGTTTCTGCACATATTGATCCCATGTTTCACCGTCAGATTGATCATGATTAATACCTTGTACAGCCTGGATGAAGAAAGTACGACGACCAAATTTAGCAAGTAGTTCTGCGTAGCATTCTTGCAATTTACCAATACTTGCTTTATCTACGCCTAAGTAGTGCGTATTTACGCAATATTCAAATGATGCGGTTTTATTGGCTTTTTTC